GTTCAGCGCTTTTACCAAACGCGAACTAGGGAAACTTGCAAAAACTTTTCAAACTATGGGAGATGAAGCCGTTGAAGAATCTCGGAAAGTGGCTTATGACATTTCGCTCCTCGCCGAAAGCGAAATTAAATCAGCTGGATATTCTCGCACAAAGGCAAATAAAGCCGTCAGGCGAGTCGTTGATGGTGCATCAGTCTCTCGCAGTAGTAAGACAGGGCGCTTATCTTATGGTTTCGCTAATCAGCGTCTTTCAGGCGGAGGCTCAACCAGAATACTTTGGCAAGGTCTCGAATTTGGATCAAAGAAATTTAAGCAATTCCCAACTTGGTCAGGCCGCGCTCCAAGGAGCGGATCAAATGGTTACTTCATCTTTCCAACACTTCGCAAGATTCAGCCTCAACTAACGATAAAATATTTACAGGCTATGAATAAAGTCGTTGAGAATTGGAGCAAGAGTGGCTAAAGACTGGCGCACACTTAAACTCGAAGTCCTTGCCGAGACGACTCAATTCGTCAAGGGAATGGACAAAGCCAATGCTACGACTCAAAGCTTTGGCGATAAAGTCGGGGATTTTGCAAAGAAAGCTGGTATAGCTCTCGCTGCCGTAGGTGCAGCCGCTGGAGCAATGGCCATCAAGATTGGCAAAGAAGCCGTTGCAGCCGCTTCAGACTTAGCTGAAACAGTTTCTAAAGTCAATGTAATCTTTGGCCAAAGCGCAAAAAATATCGAACAATTTGCCGCAACCGCAGCTGCCTCTCTAGGCCAGACCAGAACGCAAGCAATGAACGCTGCAGCGACCTTTGGTATCTTTGGAAAGTCAGCTGGTTTAGCTGGTCAAGAATTAACTTCTTTTTCAACGGAATTTGTTAAGTTAGCATCAGATTTAGCATCATTTAATAATACTTCAGTAGATCAAGCCATCAATGCCCTAGGCGCAGCCCTACGCGGTGAATCAGAGCCAATCAGAGCTTATGGCGTATTGCTTAACGATGCCACCTTAAAAGCCAAAGCTATGGAAATGGGCATTTACTCTGGGACTGGAACTTTAACAGCCCAGCAAAAAGTGTTGGCTGCCCATAAGGTAATTTTAGAACAGACGAGAGATGCCCAAGGAGACTTTGCTAGAACAGCCGATGGAATGGCTAACAGTCAAAGAATCCTAACCGCTCGATTAGATGAAGCTAAAATAGTTTTAGGAACAGCTTTACTACCAATCGTTTTAGAAGTCCTTAATGTATTTAACGATAAATTCTTGCCTGTAATTGAAAAAATTGCAGCTTCATTTGGCGGTTCTGAAGGATTGGTTCAACAAACTAAAAACTTTGTAAGTCAGGCCAGAGATGGTTTAGCTCCTATCCTAAATGCTTTATCAAATGCTTTTGAAATGGTTAATAAAGCAGTAAAAGATAATAAAGATAACATTCAAGCAGTCCTTAATTTATTTAGAACTATGGCTGATTTCTTTGTTGCCTATGTTGTCCCAATTATTAAATATCAATTATTGCAAGCTATTGAAGGTATTGGCATAGCCTTCTCGACAGTCATTAAAATCGTTGGTCCAGTAGTCGGAGTGGTCAGCAATGTAGTCAATGGATTATTGACCTTGATTGACAGCGCAATTCAAAGGATAAACTCCTTAATTACTGCCTATAATAGAATTTCAATTTTGCCTGATATTCCAAAGATACCGCAAAGAAGTGCAACTCCTATAGCGCCTAGTATTCAGTTGCCATTTGGCGGAGGAACTGTAGGAGGAGGAGCTGTTCCGTCTAGTGCATCTGGTGGCTTGCCCACAATAAGTTCAGGTGTTGGAGGTGTATTTGCTGGAGGTGGAACTTCATTAAGTGGGGGAATGGGATTAGGTGGAGCAAAACCTGAGCCACAAATTCAAAATATAGACACTTGGATTAATCAGCAAATTGCTAAAGGTGAAGCTATAACGGCAGCGCAACAGGCAACAAACGCAGAATTGGTAAGGGTTATGACTGCCAGAGCGGCGGCTGGGTTAATCACAGCCGCTCCAATTACAGTTAATGTCAATGCTCCATCGGCTATTGATGAAGAAGGATTTACGAGAGCAGTCGTTTTGGCGCTTAATAATTCGACTAATCGAGGAACTACTGGCGGCGGCGATATAAGGACTCAGGCTCGAGTTCTGCTATGACGCTTTGGACTCCAGATTGGCAAATTTTAGTCAATGGCGAAGAACTCACCTCAGTTACTTTAAGCAATCTAACTATCAGTTCTGGGCGTCAAGATATTAATTCTCCTACTCCTGCTGGCTATTGCTCGCTTGAGGTTATTAACACCGATGGCACTAATTACGATTTTACTATTAATACCGCAGTAACGATTAAAGTCAAAGACACCAGCGGAGCTTATGTGGCTATCTTTGGCGGTCGCATCTCAGACTTGAGGCAGATAGTAAGAATCGCAGGATCTAGCGCAGTAATTACTAGCTTAAGAATTACTGCCATTGGAGCTTTGGCCAGATTACAAAGAGCAATCTTTGATGGGAATTTAGCCGAAGGTTTAGACGGCGCTCAGATTACTGATTTACTTGATGACTTGCTTCTTGCTAGTTGGAATGAATTGCCACCTGCCGAAACTTGGGCAACCTACAATGCGACAGAAACTTGGGCTGAAGCTGGAGATATTGGACTTGGAACCATTGATGCTGGCGAATATACAATGGTCAGCCGTCAAATTACAGATAGCGTAATTTATCCAATAGTGAATCAAATTGCTGGTTCAGCCCTTGGTTATATGTATGAGGATGCCAACGGCAATATTAATTATGCCGATGCCAGCCATCGTCAAGATTATTTAATAGCCAATGGATACACAGACTTAGACGCTTCTCACGCCATCGCCTCTGGCATTGGCGTAATCCAACGCCAAGGAGATTTAGCAAATAAAATCATTATGGACTACGGCAATAACTTTAATAGCTCTTACACCGCCCAAGATACTGACTCTCAAGCGGAATATGGCTTATTTGCCGAGCAATTTAGCAGTTATTTGAAGAACGCGGCCGATGTCGAGGATGTAGCAGATCGCTTGATTGGTCTTAGAGCTTGGCCTAGAAATACCTTTCAATCAATTACCTTTGCCCTACAGTCGCCTGAAATTGATAATGCAGATCGAGATGCCCTATTAAATATATTTATGGGTCAGCCAGTCAGAATTACCAACCTGCCCCTTAATATCCTAGGTGGCGAATTTACTGGCTTTATAGAGGGCTGGACTTTCAACGCCTCAGTCTCGGGGCTATCAGTAACCTTCCTAGCTACCCCAACAGAGTTCTCGGCCTTTGCCCAACAATGGGCTCAGGTCAATGCAGCAGAAAGCTGGAATAGTGTGCTCAATACCTTAGAATGGCAAGATGCGATAGGAGTTATTAGCTAAATGGCCAATACAACAAACTTCAACTGGGAAACCCCAGATGATACAGATTTAGTCAAGGATGGCGCAGCTGCCATCAGGACTTTAGGCAATGGGATTGATACTTCATTCCTTGATCTAAAAGGTGGGACAAGTGGTCAAGTTTTATCAAAGAATTCAAATACAGACCTTGATTACACTTGGGTTACTCCCAATGTAGGCGATATTACTGAAGTTCAAGCTGGAACTGGTATTTCAGTAGCAAGCGGAACTGGCCCAATCCCAGTAGTAACTAACACAGTTGCAACAGCATTTGATGCTGCTGGAGATTTAGTTTATGGAACTGGCGCAGATACTTTTACTAAGTTATCACTTGGAACTGCTGGAAAAGTTCTTACAGTTAATTCTGGCGCAACTGCTCCTGAGTGGGCTACACCTGCTGGTGGTGGCGGTTGGACTCAAATAGGAAGCACAACAAATCTTAGTGGTTCATCAACTAGCATTACTTCAATCCCAGGCACATATAATCAATTAGTTATTTTTGTTGAAGATTATTATGCTTCAGGTGATGTAAATCCGTTTATTTATCTTAATGCTGATACTGGTTCAAATTACAAAGGGTTTATGATAAGAGCTTCAAACGGCGGTTTTGGTTCAACATATATTTCATCACCCTATATTGAGTATTTTGGTTTAAGAAGTGCTCAGGATGATAATTTTACAGTTATTACAATAAACAATTATGCAGGTGGAACTAAAAAACTAATTGAATGTCGTTCTGCTGTGCGCGAAAATGCCACATATGAGGGTATGCCATCTCAAACAAACATAGTTTGGAACAATTCAGCGGCAGTAACTTCAATAGCAATAGCAACCGACACAGGCACTTGGTCTGCTGGAACAATTAAAGTATATGGAGTCAAATAATGACAAAACCTAGTGTAAAAATTGTAGATGCAATTAGCGGTGAAGAAATTGAAAGAGAAATGACCGATATTGAATACCAATCATTTTTAGAAAATGAAAAAAAGAGCAAAGATTTTACTGCCGATATTATTGAACAACATAATAAAAAAATGGTTTTATTGGAACGCTTGGGCATTACCGAAGCCGAAGCCAAATTGCTCTTGTCATAGAACAATCTATAAAGATAATGGCGAAACTATGTGCAGCGGGCATCCAATTGAGGAATCAAATCGATGACGATTATCCTGATCGCGATAGGAAGTCTGACGGCTGGATTGCTGACTTTAGGCATCTTGCTAAAGGGACTTCTCACCATATACCAGACGCTAAGTCAGGAATCGTTAGAGCAATAGATGTAGATTCTGATTTATCAGCTCACAAAGAAGAGGCTTATGCGCTAGTTGAGAAGATTCGCAAGTTAGCCAAGAAGGGCGATAAGAGAATCGCTTATATTATTTTCGATGGCAAGATTATGAGTCCGATACTCGGATGGAAGCGTAGAGCTTACAAAGGC